TCAAACCAAAACTTGTAACAAAGCCATTGTTCGTGTTTTCAAATGGTTAGCTTTGCTATACAATTTTTCCAGGAATGAAAATCTACCGAAAAATCAAAATTTTTCATTGACTTTTATTAGCTGGTCTAGTTTTGTTTGTTGGTTTATTTATATATATTTAGGTTTAGGGCAGAAGCAGAATAGCCACAAAATCTAGCACGATTAGATTTTATGGCTATTCGTCTTTATCTATATTCCTATTGCTACTCCGGTGAATATGTTTTCCCCGGTCATTTTCTCCCCCTGCACATGCCTCTCTGGAGAACAGGCCTCCAGCTAATACCCATTATTAAACCAATCTTCCTTGCGCACATCAACTCCTTGCCTTAGTTTGGCAATATCTCTATCCGTATATTGCTCCCGGTACAGGCGATTCTTAATGGTCTTTTTATCGCAGCCATAGCATTTACCTATTTTAGTAAGACTTTCGCCAGCCACCAGTTTATCCATAATATCATCAACATTTATATTCTCTTTAAATGCAGGGTGCTTTTTCATTAAAGTCTCGTTGACTTTTTCAAATTTATCAAGCTCGGCCAATGTTTTATCTGCAAACCAATTTAAGCGCAATATTTCCTGCACCAAGTCCTCCCTCGACATATTTTCAAAATTATAATTCTCGTAGTACTCCATGTGATTCATGTCCTTAACCCCCATTTTCATATCCCGACAAACTATTGAAATTTCTAAACCTTAAATTAAAGTCTATTCTATTGCACTGTATCTGCAATTTATCAGAGCTGTACCAAATATAAAATACTCCTTGTTCTGCTTTTTCATTGCATTGATATTGGCCGTTTATAAAATTAAATCAAATACTCACAATCGACTTGAATTTTGAAATAATGTAGATAAGCAATCCCTGTTATTCAGCTTTTCCAAACCGTATAACAAGGATTTTCCAAGGGCAGTGGAGGAGGGGTTAGCCAAAATCAATCTCGCTGCTATCCTCATGCTCCTTCATTTTCCTATAAAAAGTTGAGCGTGATACCCCTAACAGTTTACTTGCCTTGGATATGCTTATCTCATCATTTTTTACAGCGGCATATAGATCCATAAAGTTATCCAGAGATTTTTTAGGTCGGCCTTTGTATTTACCTTGCTGCTTGGCAACCTCAATACCTTCACGCTGCCGCTGCAACATACACTCACGCTCAAACTGCACCAATCCGGCAAAAACCGTAAACATCAATCGCCCCTGCGGTGTTGATGTGTCAATATTCTCTTTTTGACTGATAAACCGTACATTCTTCTGGTTCAGCTTTTCTACCAAGTCCAGCAAATCCTTTGTTGAGCGTGCAAGCCTTGAATAACTTTCCACTACCACAGTATCTCCCTCACGAACATAGTCCATCATCAAGGTAAGCTGCGGTCTGTCGGTGTCCTTCCCTGTCAGTTTTTCGTGGAATAATTTTTCCACCCCCAGTTTTTCCATAATTACTTCCTGACGAGCCGTATTCTGATCTGCTGTCGATACACGAATATATCCTACCTTCATTGCTCATTCCTCCATATAACAAGTATTGTTATAGTAACAAAACCCTGAAATTCACCCTATTCGTATGACCACGGTTTAACAGAGCAAATTGCCAATATACTCATATAGCGCAAAAGCTGTTCCAATAGAACTATATAGGAATTTTGGGGCACCTTTTAGAGCGTTGTACTATTTAACACCCTTTTATAATTTTAGAGCAATAATTCTCGCTGCTTTTTATTTTGGCCATGTTAGCACAATCTGGACAAGCGCAGCAGAGTACCGATTATTGTATTTTCAAACTTTCCGTTGCTCTAATTTCTGCTCTTTTTGCTGATACTGTAGTAGCGGAACATTTAAGAATTGCGCTGATTTCCTTTATGGAATAACCCTGTTCCGATAAGTATTTTACCTGCGCTTTAAGTCAAGAGCCTTTTAATTTTCTGCCCGATTGCATTTTCAAATGTTTCATCAGTAATTCCTGATTGACAAGCAGCTCATCTAATTTTTTCTCTATGTTTTCAATGGAGTTTTTCTTTTCTGTCATCTTTCCATTTCACCCCTTCACATATATTTTTCTATCCCAGCAAACATTTTTCTAAAAATACCGCATTCCCACTTTACATTCCCATTTTTACACCCATATTAAATCGAAATTTAGTTAGTTAACTAATTTCCCTCTAACTAAACCCATTTCTGTCATTATTCCGTTGACACATGGCAGGGCGCACTTATGAAAAATGTCTTTTCCCTTGGCGAGGCAGGGCAGGGGAGTGGAAACTGTTTATTTACTATCACAACCAGTTATTAGGGTGTAGTAATTATCTTTGCAATTTTTAATTTCATCATCTTCTATACCGACCGATAAACTCTTTAATGCCCTTATTCCGCCTTGGAGCTTGTCAATTTGGTCGGCAGAAGCCACACCGGCAAGACCTTTAAGGCGACTGGTAATTTCAACAAGTTCATCTAAAGTCATTAAAAATTCCTCTCTTTCTTTTTTTAGGCGAATCATTTCTCTTACTTGGGATGTTCTGCTCCTAAACCGAATGTCGCTCACCGTTGAATTTTCCTTGCTGGTTAGCTCCAATATGTCCAGCATAAATTCTGCCGCTTGCCTGTCGGCCATATCTGTTTTAGTTGTATCAATGCGAATCATTCATTTCACCCCCTTACAAGCTTCAGCACAATGCCATGAAATAATTTTTGCGTGGCATCGCTTGGATTTTTCAGTCTCTTTAATAACCTTAAGTCATGCTGCAAAGATTCATCTGTTACCACAGGCAGCGACTGTAGTAAATTGCTTTGCAGGACTGCGAAGAAATAAGCTTTAAAACCAAGCTGTGTCAAAATAATTATTTTTGATTCAGTTTTAATGGCCTTCCCGGTCACAATGATAGTCTCCTGATCGGTAGCTACACGAAACATCAGTGCAGCACAATCTTCCGGCATGAGTGCCGATTGATCATCATAAATAGCATGCAGTAATTTTCTCTCATGTTTCTTTGGGTAATAGCTAAGGGTACAGTTCAAAGCCAATGCAAGCGACCACATGGCGGGTGTTTTTGTCAGTTTACTATCCACATCTAAAATTATTGGTATCTCTGGTAAAATGATCATTGTAATTCACTCCCTTATTTATTGGTTTTTGGTTATTGAGAATCATGTTTGGGGGGTGGCTTGGAAGCGGTTTGCAGGTGCTTTTCAGAGAAAATAAAAAGTACACCCACTCTTTTAAAAGCAGGTGTACCGATTTCTACGGTAATATATTTGTACTTATCTATAATTACCCTTGTTTGATTAATTCCAGCGGCCTAACGATTTTATATCTGTGATTAAATAACCGCAACCCGTGTGCAGGTAATAATCATCCATGCTTAAATTCAAATTACCTTTGCCATCCTGTTCCGATATGCGGGATATGCAATCTTCTTGTAACGGAAAATAGCCAATCAAAAGGTCTTTATACCTTTCCAGCAAAGGATATGCAATAAGCTCATAAGGGTAGGTGACATCTTGCGTTTCTGCCAACCATTCCTTTACTTCCTGCGGACTCCTAAGGGGAGATGCAACATACAGCCTTATTGATCCCTGTATTAAACCTTGCATGGTTTTATTATCTACATAATCTACAGATTTAAATGTATTAATATAAGCGCTTAGAGAACGTGGATTTTTCACAGCTGCCACAGCAGGTTTTTCTTCAGCGCTATTCTTTTTTTCGGTAATCTGAAACACAGACTGCTTCAAATTCAATTCCAGTTCCTTAGATAAAATTTCGATACTTTTTAAGATATCCTTCGTCCGATAGCGGCTCTTTACATAACATTCGGCATACCCGGTGGGAACATGGAGATTTTCCCATTCTCTTTCTTCGCTGCGGCTGCAAATGTCACTGTAATCCTTTTCCATTAAAAAATAGGCACTTAATCCTATTCGTGCATGCCGAATAATATATGCTGCTGCTGGCTGGCCGATTTGTACCTGCCTTATATAAAAAACTGCTGCCAAAAGATGCACGATAGATTTCCAAGAATTTTTCACCTTAAAGCTAAAGCCATTGCCATCCTCTGATAGAGTAAATTTATAATAAGCGGCCATGATATTTCTTTCGATGGGGCTTAGTTCTTTGAAATAAAGAGTTCCACCGACACAGTCATAAGCATGCAGGATTTCTTCCGTCAGCTGATCAGGTTTCAAAATGTTATCCTTAGAATTATTCTTATCGTTACCAGTAGTGCTGTTGCTGCTTGGATTTACTTTCTTTGGTCTTGGCATTTCTGCTTCTCCTTCGCAGTCTAAAAATCCTTCCCCACCCCCTTATGGGGGATGGGTCGGATTTTGATACTGCTGGTCATTATCTATAGAGTAATATTAAAATAGTTAAGCTTTTCTTTCAGCAAATACATAATCAGGCAGTATGCAAGGGATTGTATTTTGATTGGCCGAATATGAGCTATAGTTCACACCGCCAGAAAATTGATTGATTACCGAAGTCTTTTTGAACAGTTCATTGGCAACGGCTGCCTTGATACTGTTGTAAACACTCTCGCCAATATCCCATGATTTAATGACAAGTGGTCTATCCAATCCCTGCGACACAAAATAGCATCTTTTGTTAAAAAGCATGCTGGTTTTGTCCTGGGCAGTAAATTCCTTTGTTATGTATAAAGCCAATTTGTTTTTATCATAAACGCCCTGCACATCATGGGTGCCGCAAGGCCAATAATCTCCCACAAATTGATCGCACTCTTCCGGGTCCGGAATATTGCAAATCAGGTGAAAATGAATGGTGCCACGCTGCTGGAATTCTACCGTTGCTACATACTTAAAATTATTGTACCGTCTGCGAGCGTTTTTTGTAAACCCTTTAAACTGATTTACCGCAAACTCATATTCAACATCCTCCGCAAAAGTTAATGTAGCGAAACAAGATCTTTGGTTCTCAAAGTTGATGTCTACCAGATCGACAAGCTCATTTTGTTTTCTCCGCTGGTTGTAATAATAACTTTCTTCGGTAGTGTTAGAATTTCTGCCGCCGCTGTTCTGACCCTTTCCTCGGCCTTTGCTATTTATTATGGTTAGTTCCGTTTCCTTAATTATGCTTCTGCACACTTTCAGTATCCGATACATTTCAATCGCTCCTATTTTCTGGAAGTTTCTAACAAATCGGTGATTTGTTTATCTACTTCTTAATAGGAGGAGCGATCTCAATGTTAGTCGTGAATTTTTTATATAATGATTAAACTCGAAAATTGAACGATTTGCGCCAAATTCTACGTTTGAAGGAAATGTATAACAAGTCGTTGCCGCATGGCAATGATTAAAGGGAAACGGTCAATGATTGGCTGGGTTAGCACACTAGCCTAATGAATATGGATTCTTATATAAAAACCACATAGGTGGCATCAGAGGAATGGCCAGCTATAAATTAATCTTTGGTCATCATTATTTAATCAAAGGCAATAAGTAAAGACTGCACCGAAGGATATAACCTTTAGTGCAGTCTTTACTTGAAAGTGTCAATAATTGGCTTGCTTAACTTTAATCAGCATTATTATCGCAGGACATCCACTTCGCAATTATCCCATCAACATCTGCGATGTTTGTAGAGATATCCGAACACCACTGCCCATATTCACCAAGCTGATTAACAGCAGAAACCCATTCTTCCAATGCCTTACGCTTCTCAGTTGTCTGGCGGGTCACTTGTCCCTTCGTCTCCAGCACCAGCATTTTATCATTACGAAGCCTGATAAGAAAGTCTGGGTAATATTTTCTTACCACACCGTCAAATACATAAATGATTTCAAAGCCTAAGTGATCATTCTTCACCCAAGCAGCCACATTTGGATTTTTCTCTAACATAAATGCCTCGGTAAATTCCCAGCCACTGTCAAAGACACAATGGCTAATATGCGAATGCTGAGTAATTTGGCAGGGCTTACTGGTGTACCATGTAGGCATATCGCTGGTGGATCGAACCTTCTTGTTCACATCAAATACTGGCTCAAGGCTTTCTGTCTGCTCCAGCTTGATAAACCCCCACAAATGCTGGACAATTTTATTCATATTCATCATCAATACAATTCTCTGGCGAATCGGGTCCGTATTGAATAGCGGAGGGCTAATGCCTATTACGCCGGATGCAAGGTATTCTTCAACCAACCGAATCACTTGACCAATCAGTGCGAACTTTGTCCCTTCATTTTGCCACGATGATTTTACCAATTCATATACCTGCCCTGCAGTTTCAAAAATAATTCTCTGCAATCGAAGCTCTTGCTCCAATTTTTCAAGATCAATATCTGTACATTTCATTAAATCGGTCTTGCCATCAACGATGGGTGCAAGCTCTGCGCGGATACGTGTTTCTGATGCTTCCAGCGTGAGCGTATCCATTTTGTCTATGTCCACCTTGAGTCTGGGTTTGAAGCGGCGGTCGATGCGGATGATGTTAGGAAAACTGATTTGATACTCTGCTTTTTCTGACAACGGCTCAATCTGTGTTTTGGGCTTAGGCGGTCTAGGGATACCAGCTTCATCCGATTCGTGCGGCAGAAATGTAAATGGTATGCCAAAGATGTTTACATATTCAGGCGTAAATAGATCGTTGCCATCTTCAAGATCATATGAGGTGCGGCGTAAGCCACGCCCGACCACTTGCTCACACAGAAGCTGGCTGGAGAATGCGCGCAGCCCAAGGATGTGCGTCACCGTTTTGGCATCCCACCCCTCGGAGAGCATGCCTACCGAGATTACATTGCGAATTTGCTCGCCGCGTTTGCCGCGCTGGCCCACAGTGTCTACCGTGTCGCGCAGGATAGCAGCGATTTCCTTTTTGGTCAACTTACGCTCTCCGTATTCGTTGTCCTCATCATTAACGGACGGTGCTTCTTCCACCACTACGCCCTCTGCGTCGTCCATCGTTTTAGAATCGATATGAACCGTCAACTCTGGTACGCAAAGCTCATCGACAGGGATACGTTTATGGTCAAAGGCATATTTTATGCGCGCCGCAGTTTCCGTGCGGTTGGCCACGGTAATCATCACCGGCGGGGTAGCAGCACCTGCATTTTGCCATTCCTTATAGGTTTCCAGCCAATCCTTCCCAAGTAGATAATATGCCTGTGTCAGCAGATCCGGCAAGGGTTCCTCGGGATTGGCGGAACGATTAATGTCCTCACGGACAGTATCATCCACATAAATATGGTAGAGCTTCGAACGATAAGTGACCGCATCTGGCGTGCCATCATCACGCACAACAACGCGCGGCGTTTTCACCAAGCCGGATTCGATGCCATCATTCAAACCAAAATCGCTGACGATCCAGCCGAATAAAGCTTCCTCATCATTTTTCTTTCCACTGGGTGCAAATGGGGTTGCGGAAAAATCATAGCAGGACAAAATACCCCGGGCTTTGTTGATGCGGTCAAGGCCGCTGATCCAGATAGTTGCTTCTCGCTCTGCTTCCTTCGCTTCCTTGCCGCTCACCTTAATTTCGGGGTTTTTGCGCCATGCGTGGTGAGCTTCATCGTTGATGACGAGGATATTTCGTGCATTCGCCATTTCGCCCAGCACTTCCCGCGCATAGGCTTCGTCTGACTTTGCACCGCGCTTATCAATACCCTTTTTCTTGGCGATTGTTTCTTCGGTATCCCATGCAAGCGATTGCCAGTTGTTGATAATCACTTTGCCCTCGCGCAGGCGGGGCATCAGCCCAACCGGGACAACATTAAATTGCGAGTAATAGTTATCATCGCCACCCGTCATAAGAACCTGCAACCGGCTTTTGACCGTAAGACCGGGAGCCACGATAAACACATTCTTTGAGAACCGCTTATCCTGCGGATAGGTAGCTTTATTACATACTTGCCACGCAATCAGCATGGCCATGACGGTGGTTTTGCCGCCACCTGTGCAAAGCTTCGTACAGATGCGCTGAAACAAGCCGCCATCACTGGGAACGGCAATCCCTACGCGATCAGCCGCCGGAGCTTCTGCCAGCCAAATCAGTGTTTCAATAGCGTCCATCTGGCACCAAAAGAACTGATATGTCCTAACCTCTTTGTCGTTCCAATGCTCCAGCAGTTTCTTCGTCACGCCTGTAACGCCGGGATAGCCAGCATCACGCCATGCTGCAACACGGGTACGGATCATATTCACGAGCGGCAACTCTACGAACTGCCCGATGTCATTATAGGCATTCGAGCCTTGCCCTGCAACGAAATATCCCGCAGGGCGGCGACCGGGTTGCTTCTCAAACGTCTGTTTATTTAGGTTGTATTTCCAGTGATGCTCCGGCTCCCGAAAGGCGGAGTTGATGATAAGCTTGTCAATGCCCGCCATAGTTAAACACCTACCTTCAGAACCTTTAGGCTCTCGATGCCCCGATCATCAATGATCTTAACTGCAACCATCGCACCACCGTCAATTACAAATGGTAGTGATTCTGTTCCAGCATATTGTTCAATGAGATCTTGATCAATCTCGGCTTTTAACGTTTTGGCAAGCCTTGCCCAACCGTCCTTTTTACCACCAATCGGGAAGAAGACCTGCATCGGCTCGATGCTCATGCCATCATAGTTGGTATCGAGCATCCACATGGCGATGCGCCCGGAGTTTCCGCTTTCTACCGTGCCTTTTTTCACATCGTAATAGTCAAAGCCGTTCACCTTGACTTTGTATTTGCCTTTATCCTTACCCTTTTCAATCTGGATTAGCTCCACATCCGGTTGACCGATAAGCCAGAAGCTTTGGTTGCTGGATCGCTTTTTCTTCAAATCCTCTGTCATCAGGTCGGTATTCATCTGCACTTTTAAGCAGGTGACGCCACCCCAGTTTGTACTGTCAATATCCTTTGCCGCTTCCGGGTCAAACTGAAATGCTGCAAAGATGATCAACTTTGGCGTGGGGCGCAAATCCTCTGCTTCGGTCAGCGCAAGCGCAACCATGCGCGAATCCATCGGTTTTGTTTCGTCTGCAAAGCAGATAACGGCGCGGCGGGGAGTATCCTCTTTGGTTTCAGCTTCTGCTTGCAGATAGGTGGTGCCGGAAAGCGGCTCCACTCGGGAAAACTCAATCTTGTTGCCGCCCCGCCCGAGGATGCCTGCGGCGAGCAACTCATCCCGCCAATCAGTCTGCTTCGCCGTGTAATCTTCCGGCATTTCATAGGTTTCATCCAGCGGCTTTACCACGGGGGCGGGCAGGGCCTCCACGGTAAATGGCCCGGAGATACGAACTCTTTTCTTATCCACTTCGGGCTGGTCATAGAGTGTTTCGGTTGCAGGCGGTTCGTTGTTGGCGATGGATTTCAGCGTGATGTGCGGCACAGTCTTATAAACAAAGCCGCCGCCCACGCCCTGCTCTTCGTGGGCGAGTTTGTAGTAATCATATGTAGCGGTCATCAGCCGCTTTTTGGCAAGCGTAATCGCCACCCGGGAGGTGTCACAAGTAATCCAGCGCCGCCCCCATTGCTCGGCGACAAAGGCAGTCGTACCGCTGCCGCAGGTGATGTCGAGAACGAGATCACCGGGATCTGTGGTCATGAGTAAACAACGGGAGATTACTTTTGTAAAAGTTTGAACCACATATATGTTTTCAGAGGAAAATGTGCTTTGTTGAGTGTCAATCCACATGTTGGTAAATGGTGTATAGGGAAAATCACTTAAAAACTTTTTGAAGCAAAGTGTATTGCCAATTCCTATTAATCGGTTGCTATCAACCAATCTATCTAATCCTGCAGGGTTCGTTTTCCAATGATTCCCTTGTTTTGGGTGATATTCTTTGTTTTGGAAGATATACCTGCCAGAACTGGTTGCACTTACACCAGATGAAGTCAAATCACTTGCCCTAAAATATTTTCCGTCAGCGGGGTAGTTCCCATTTAACTTGGATATCCGTTGGATTTCACCGTTATCAAATTCAATTAGATCGTAACTACCAAGTACTTCCGAAAGATTTTTGCGCTGAAAAAGCTTTCTTGTCTTAGTTTTATTTTTGTCTTTACCATACCAAATAAGAATGTCTCCAACTCCAGCTAAAAACTTGGTTTCCTGATATGAGGTTTTCTGAAACATAATTTGACTAATAAAGTTCTCAGCTCCAAAAATCTCGTCACATAATTCGCGGATATGATGTACATTCTCATCACTAATCTGCACAAAAACGCTCCCGCTATCGGCCAGCAACTCTCGTGCCAAAAGCAGACGATTTCGCAGATAGGTCAGGTAGGAGTGGATGCCGAGTTCCCAAGTATCACGAAACGCCTTAATCATTTCCGGCTCTTGGGTTAAATCCTCGTCCTTTTTATCCTTTACATCACGCTTGTCCACAAAGGGCTGAAAATTAGAGCCGTATTTAATGCCGTAGGGAGGGTCTATGTATATCATCTGCACCTGACCGGCCATACCTTCTTTTTCAAGCAGCGAGTTCATAATAACAAGGCTGTCGCCAGCAATCAGACGGTTTGTCCAATCCACACCGTGCTGGTAAAATTCTATGGCATCCCTGCGGCGGCGCATACGCTCCACCGGAGTTTCAAACAGGCTGATCTGTGGATCCTCATAATCATCGCCGATGGACTGTACCGAACGGATAATCTTATGTGGCTTAATGCTTTCGTGGATATGGATGGAGGAAGTTGGCACATCAAAAGAAAGCCCTTCCTTCTTACCAGCCCAGTCCAGCGCAGGGTCGATATGTGGGTCAAAAGCATAGGTCTTTCGCGTTTCGGGCGCAGTATCGTGCTGCGCCATGCCCACAGGCGGGTTGTTGGTGCGCTTTTTATCATCATGGGTATAGGCTTCCACATCGCGCATCCCTGTTGTGTCTATGATAATTGATTTTTTCTTTCGTGCCATTATCTTATTCTCCTTTCAAAAGCTCGATTCGTAATGGACAATCATAACCTCAAAAATATCCTTACTACTTGTCTTCTCTACTTTTCTTCCCATAGTTCTTTGGAAAATAATCTTTCCCAAGTTGCCAAACGTACTGGTCTATTTGCTTCAGATTATATTTATTCAATCCATAGAACGTACGGAAATCAACCAACACGCCTTTGAATCTTACATAGTCCTTCAAATCACCATCTTGGAAATCCGAAAAACCATCACGGTTTCTAAAATATCGGAGCACCTCGTCAACGTAGCTATCATAAATAGGATAATCTATCGGATTATGATGGCTGCAATACTTTGATGCAAAGGAGTAGAAATTCTTTTCCTTATCACCGATAGTCACATGCTGGATATCCCCAACCAAAGTAACATCACCCGCTTTAAGCCTTGCATCAATATCTAAAGCTAATATGTGCTTAGCAACCGGATAGATTGAAAAAATATTTGTACTATAAAAATCATTAAGCGTTGATGCCTTTAATAGAATATCGATAATGTCGGTATTCTTCGGGCATAGCTTAAAGAACAGTTTATTAAGCGCATCTTCCTGTAAGTGATAGTTCTCAAGGCCATCCCATTTTGCAAGATAAAATTCGATCTGGTCAATCGTTGGATAAGGAACATCAGCGTCCACTTTTCTCCTGCGGACGTTTGTACGCTTGGTGGATTTTTCTTGATTGGCCACAGGTGGCAACCCAACACCATCAGAATTTACAAATAAACGGAATCTTCTTAGATGGGATAAGTAACCGCTAACAAGTGAATTAACATTGCCTGTCGAATTTTCAGAAATAGCCTTCGTTAATGCCTCCCTAGCCTCAATCTCAAAATCATTAGATAAAACTGTATCCCAGAAATGATCCTTGCTGCCTTTTCTCCACAAGTAGAAAGTATCCGTGTAGGCAGTATTGATTGTTGCTTTTGAAATCTTTTGGGCACTTAGGAAACTTTTATATATAGCACGCAATTCATCAAATGTCATAGCTTTCATTTTATTAATATCCAAGATTAAACCCCCTTTACTCCAGACATTATTCAACCCAACCGCTCCAACGCCATCCCAATAATCTTATCCGCATGATCTGCCATAAACAACGGAATATTCAGCAAATCATCATCCATGCGCAGGTTATTCAGTGAAAAGCGAACACGTAGCTTTACCTTGTCCTCGTATTTTTCCTTGTACTTTTTAAGGCTCCGGCTTTCCACATTGCTATCGGATTTAACCTCTACAGGCAAGATGTCATTTTCCCTTTGGATCAGAAAATCAACCTCATACCTCGGGTTATCCATCGTCCAATACCGTGGCATGGCTTCAAACTGGTTTTGTAACGCTTGCAGGACATAATTCTCGCTCAACGCCCCCTTAAACTCAACAAACAGTCTGTTACCCTCGCCGAATGCAGAAGGAGCTAAAAGAGATAATCTGCGCAACAATCCTACATCTGCCATATACAACTTGAATGCAGACAAATCATCGTATGCCGAAATAGGCAGCCCCGGGGCGGTACTGCGGTATATCTTATAAGTCAGATTGGCATCACACAGCCATTGCAGAGCATCTTCGTATTCTCTGGCTCGTGCTCCTTCCTTGACAACCTTATAGATAAACTTCTTATTTTCCCTTGCCAATTGGGATGGAATGGACTTCCAAATCATTGATATTTTCGGGAAATCCTTGGGGTCGGGGTGCTTGGCAAAATCTCTTTCGTATGCGCCTAAAATATTAGACAGGACCTGCTGCATCAGCTCCACATCTCTATCCTGTACCCAAGAACGAACTGACTCCGGCATGCCGCCTGTTACAAAATACATTTTAAGTTTCTCATATAATGGATTGAAGAACGCCTCCGGAATTGGCTCAATCCTATCTAAGCTATTCATATAATCAGCAAAGTTACCGTCACCATTGGCCATTAAAAATTCTGTGAATGTCATTGGCTTAATTTCTAAAAAATCTACTTTCCCAACTGGGAATGATGCTGGCTTAGACAATGTTATCCCCAATAGCGATCCTGCGCAAGCCACATGATAATGGGGCGTATTTTCACAAAAATACTTTAGCGTGTTTAATGCGTTGGGGCATTCCTGTATCTCGTCAAAAACAATGAGCGTGTCCTCTGGGTTGTCCCGTTTAATGACTTCACCGCTTGCCATTATTAGGTTTTGCAGGATACGCTCCACATCCTTGGTGCTTTCAAAGAACTGTTTGTATTCCGGGTGTTCGTCAAAATTGAAATAAGCCATATTCCCATAATGGCGTTTTGCAAACTCTTTCAGCAGCCAAGTCTTACCGACCTGACGTACTCCTTTTAAAATGAGCGGTTTTCTATATTTGGAGTTTTTCCAGTCCAGCAGTTTTTGCATAACCAGTCTTTCCATATTACCACCTCCAAAATAACACATTATTATACAAGTTTTGCGTATGATAATCACATTTATATTAGCATTATAACCGAAGTCCCAATGTTAGTCAACGGAAATCACATTATTATTATGAATTAGTCTTATAAAATCACATAATTGTGCAATACCACTTTTGCTATCTTTAGCATAACAAAACCTGCCTCTATAAACAAGGCAGGTTTTGTTCTCTTTCATGTATTCTTAATTTTGCTTACCGGTTTAGATTTTAAGCCGCATATTCAAAAACCCAATGCAACCGACACTGATTATGAACACTGTATGTAAGGTCAGAACTGATCAATGCAAATGGATTTTTTCTCTTGGGAGATTTTCTGATTTTATAAATGCGGCCAACAATAAGGTGCGAGCGGGTCCATCTGATCCATAAGCAGAGCGTTGGAACTACGGTTCCAAACAGTTCGACTGTTTTGCCATAACCTCATCAGCCTACAATGATACTTCTGTCCAGCCATAGACATCGCAATGGGGGCAGTCTGCGGAGATCCCGGAGGAGGTGAGAATCCTATGATGAGGTAAACTGACCTCAGTTTATGAAACCGCCCTTAAGTCTTGAAAAAGGCTATGCACTGGGGAAGTTGTGTCAAATACAGTGTGTGAACGAATAAAAACTGACTTAATGTCAGAAGCCATGGGGATTGCAAGAGTCTATAGACTTGCTTTCTTCTGGTGTTCGCGGATGTGGGTGTCAGGAGAAAGGCAATCCCTATTTTTGTGATATTAAGCAAAATGAAAGATTGGAGGCAAAAGATATGGTTTTTGATTTAACTAAAATCGGGGAAGAAGAAGCGAAACTTCATGGAATGACCAGAGAGCAATCCAAGGGTGAAGTTCAATATAAAATGGCACTGAAGATGTTAGACATTCTGATGAGAAGGGGCATCGTGAGCGAGGAAGAGTACGAAAAAATCGATCATTTGAACCGCCAATCCTTCTCCCCACAGCTTGCTAAGGTATATGCGTAAAAACACTTGCTATGTTCCAGCCTTTGGAGTATTGTGTGTTGCTAAGAAGGGGCACATGCCCAGAAAGGAGGAAACCACATATGGCAAAGAAAGTAACTATAATAGAACCGGTGAGACAGAATGTCATCCAAACTCTCAGACCGAAAAAACGGGTTTGTGCTTACTGCAGAGTCAGCACGGATTCCACCAAGCAGCACATATCCTACGTAGCTCAAATGGAATATTACGAAAGCTATATCGGAAAACGTGAGGACTGGGAGTTTGTCGGCATCTTTGCGGATGAAGCAAAAAGTGGAACAAAGGTTAAGAGCCGAGATGAATTCCTGCGAATGATGCGTGAATGCGAAAATGGCAATATCGATATCATCATTACGAAGTCGGTGACACGATTTGCAAGAAACACCGTGGACAGCATAGAAGCCATCCGGAAACTGAAATCCCTTGGAGTTACAGTATACTTTGAAAAAGAGAATCTCAACACCCTATCAGAGCAAAGCGAACAGATGCTGACGATTTTGAGCTCCTTGGCACAAGGGGAATCAGAGAGCATCTCGACCAACAACCGCTGGGGTATTCAGAAGAGATTCAGGGATGGCAGCTATAGGCTCAGCACAGTGGCCTATGGATATACGAAGGATGAAGATGGCGAACTGGTGATTAAAGAAGATGAGGCGGAAATAGTACGCCGAATTTACCTGGAGTATCTGGGCGGGAAAGGATCCTACGTCATCACAAGAGATTTAAACAAAGACCAAGTTCCAACCGTTAGAACTGCAGAAACTTGGAATGAAAGTACAGTGAAAGAAATTCTCCAAAATCCTATATATGAAGGTGATCTGATCTTACAGAAAACCTATACCACTGAGGTACTTCCATTCACGAAGAAACGAAATCGTGGCGAGATGCCTCAGTTTTTTATTAAGAATAACCACGAACCGATTATCACCAGAGAACAAGGACAGCTGGTTCGAGAGATTTATGAATATCGAAGAAAACAGATGGGGAATGACCGCAGTGATAAATATCAAAACAGGTATGAGTTCAGCGGAAAAATCATGTGCAGTGAATGCACTGGCTCATTTAAAAGGCAAAAGATCTACATCGGTAAGCCTTACGAGAAAATCCAATGGAGCTGTACGAACCACATTAAGAACAGTGCGATGTGCCAAATGAAACCTGTTCGTGAGGATATCATAAAAGATGCCTACCTGACGATGTGGAACAAACTGGTCAGCAATTATGGGTACATACTCATCCCGATGCTGGACTCCCTTAAGAATCTTCGAATCAATAAGGAACAAGAAACTGAAATTGAAGAATTAAACCATAAGATCATGGAACTGACTGAGCAGAGCCATATCCTGAGCCGAGTAGTGCAAAAGGGATATGTGGACTCTGTTCTTTTTATACAGAAACAAAATGCACTGAATGTTGAACTTGAAGAAACGAAGAGAAAAAGGAACAGCCTTCTGGATTCCAATGGGTTCGAAAAGGAGATCGCTGGTACTCAAAGACTGCTTGAAATCATCCGGTATAACCCAGTGATTATGGAGGACTATGATGAAAGCCTCTTTAGCCATACAGTGGAGCAGGTGATTATCGGTCAAAAGAATACAATAACCTTCAAACTGATTAATGGACTGGAGCTGATAGAGAAGGCAGGAACAGGTGGTGAGCAGGAATCATGCAAAGACATATGCCTATGGGATACAAGATGGTGAATGGAGCAGTTGAAATACAAGAGGAACATGCAAAAACCGTAAAATCAATTTTCACAGATTATATCGCTGGAAAGTCTATGTTTGCCATCGCAAAAGACCTGACCGCAACAGGCGTACTTAATGCCAACAAGAAGCCGAATTGGAATCATGGTTCAGTGGGGAAGATCCTGCAGAACATCAGGTATCAAGGGGACGAATTATACCCAAGACTTATTGACAGCGAGACCTTTAAAAAGGCACAGGAGCGAAGGGTAAGCGTAGAGAAAAAACTGAGTAGAACACAGCAAGTGCAAGCCATTCGAAATCAAACGGTTTTCAGTGGCATGATCCGATGCGGCGAATGTGGTGAAAACTACAAGAAGTACATCGAGCACGCTGGAAAGCCTTCTGAAAAAGTCAAATGGAAATGCAAACATTATATCTACCAAAACCGAGTTTTATGCAAAAACCATTTCTTCACCGATGAGGATTTGAAAGAGATTTTTATAGAAGCCACCAATCAACTTTTAAGGCAAAGGTGGTTGGTCGAAAAAATCAAACCGCAAGAACCTCCGAAGATGAGCTTGGAATTAAGAAGGACAGAAAACCGGATTAAGGAACTTGAGCTGGAAGGTGACTACTCCAATCCGGAGCTACCAGAACTGATACTCAGGAGAGCGCAGCTCTACTATGCTGGGGCCAAAGTATATGATCAACCAAGAAATCCTGAGAGATTGAAAGAAGCTCTTGGAGGAACCAGCACCTTGACGGAATTTAACGAGGAACTGTTCAAAAAGATCATTAAGCAGATGATCATTTATAAAGAAACCAAGATAGCGGTTGAATTTATAGGTGGCATCATCATAGAACGACCCATAGAAACCCAAAGAAAGGATGGTAACCATGGCAGTAGCAAAAAAGACGGTAGCAATCATACCGCCTCAAATGAAATATGATAGGCATGTGCGAGTAGAACAGAAAACACTAAGGGTAGCCGCTTATTGCAGAGTCAGTACGCTTCTGGAACAGCAGGAAGGCAGCTACGAAGCACAGGTCGATTATTATACAGAAAAAATTAATAGCAACCCAAACTGGAAGTGTGCAGGAATATTCGCTGATGATGGCAAAAGCGCCACACAGACAAAGAAACGTGACGATTTCAATGCTATGATCGATGCATGTATGGCAGGAAAAGTGGATCTGGTACTGACAAAATCGGTCAGCCGATTCGCTCGAAACACAGTCGATGCCCTGCAATGCATACGAAAGCTTAAAGAAAAGAACGTGCCGGTAATCTTCGAAAAAGAGGGCGTCAACACCATGGAAAGCGGTGGCGAACTCCTGATTACGATCCTAAGTAGTCAGGCTCAGGAGGAAAGCCGGAATATCAGCGAGAATACAAGGTGGGGCTTAACCAGACGATTTGAAAACGGCATCATATCGGTAAACCATAAGAAGTTTCTCGGCTACACCAAAGATGCCGATGGTAACCTCATCATCGTCCCGGATGAAGCGGTGATTGTTAAACGGATATTCAGAGAGTATCTGGAAGGGAAAAGCATCATACAGATTGCCAAAGGGCTACAAGATGATGGCATAAAGACCGTAACAGGACTTGATAACTGGCATCCTGGCACCATTGATAAGATGCTTTCAAATGAGAAGTTCTGCGGAGATGCTTGTATGCAGAAAACCTACACCATCGACTTCCTCACGAAAAAGAAGGTCAAGAACCAAGGGTATGCACCACAATACTATATCGAAGACAACCATGAAGCGATTATCCCGAAAGAGCTGTTTCACCAAGTACAGGTGGAAAAAGCCAGAAGAGCAAGTCTCAATAAAGCAGCAGTAACAAGAAAAGCAAATAAAGCCAAGAAAGAAAAGAGCAAATACAGCTCAAAGTATGTGCTGACGGAACTCCTGACTTGCGGAGAATGCGGACACTCGTACCGAAGGCAGACATGGTCCAAATACGGTCAAAAGTCAGCCGTATGGCGCTGCGAGGATAGACTGAAACAGGGGACAAGTTCCAAATGTCATCACTCGCCAACCCTGAAAGAAGAACAACTGCACGATGCAATCATGAAGGCAATTAATAAAGTGGTCGAGAATAATGGTGACTTTATCGGGACCTTTCGAGAGAACGTGATCCGAGTCATCGGTAACTATAGCACCAAAGGGGTTACAACGGAATACGATGACCAGATCGATGCCTTACAAAAGCAGATGCTGACACTCATCGAAGATAACGCACGACAAGGCGCTGTCAGCGAAGAGTTTGATGAAGCATACAGAAAGTTATCCGAGCAGATAAACGAGCTAAAACAGGCGAAAATACAGCTTGTAAGGGCACAGAAACAAGCAGAGAACTATGCTGAAAGAATAGATGAACTGGACAAAGCAATCAAGACCGTAAACCCAGAGGTAAGAGAATTTGATCAAGAACTGGTGAAAAGGTTAATCTACAGCATCAAGGTCAATAAGGGCATGAAAAGTAAACGCTCAATAACCCGGCGGATTGCAGGCTAAAGCAGTATCCTTCATAATAAACTAGAGTAAAAAAATCCAAAACTACATTAAAACGTTAGAGTTATAGATTTTTTTACTACAACTAATTATGGAGGCAAACGATGCGAAATCCCTCAAGATCATTAGA